ATTTCTAACTTACCTCCCCTATATTGCGCCTGTCATTTTTTTAATGTACAGTCGTCGCCAACTCGGACCTACCCCGTGCAAATGACTGAAATTGTTCCGCCTTTGGAACGCGTGCCGATTGAGCCGCTTCCGCATATATCTGAGCGCGAGCGCATCCACGCTGCCGCGCAGACGGCGGTTTCGCTCATGCAATTAGGCGACGATTTCGAGATTACGCCCTATGACGAGGATATAGCGCGGTCTATATTCACCAGCGGACGTGCGGTCACCCGCACTGAGATGCAAATGCCGGGCGTTGTGGTCAAATTAAACGCGCTACTAGACGAGTATGACTACGCTCTGATAAAAGACGCAGACCGCATCCGCAACTACGTTATAAACCGGCTTCTCGAAGAGTCTACGGACCCGAAAAAGTCGTTGCGCGCCCTTGAGTTGCTAGGAAAAGTGGCCGCCGTTGACGTGTTTGTCGAGCGGAAAGAGGTTATGCTGACCCATCAGACGACGCAAGACATCGAAAACAGGCTGAAAGACTCCCTTGCGATCCTGCTGAACGCCGAAGATGCGAGTTTTGAGCCTGCCCCGCCCCGCCAACCAGCGGTTAACGTGTCCGACATCGACTTGGACGACGTTTTATGACCCTTGGGCTGGACCTGACCCCCGAACAGGTGCGCAAAATCCTGACAAACCTGCATAAACTGCCAGAATCCCAGCAGGCGCAGGTATTACGCGACATAGACGAGCTTACAGAGCGTAAACGCGCCAAGAAACGCCGTGAATCGTTGCTAGACTTCGTTATGCATGTTGATAAAAACTACAAGATTGGTGCCCATCATCGCCATTTGGCGAGCTTGTTAGAAGACATGGCGTTTGGCCGCAAAGACCGCGTCACTGTATCTATGCCGCCGCGCTTTGGTAAGTCGCAACTGACGTCTGTTTACTTCCCTGCGTGGTACATAGGCAATTTCCCCGATCGCCAGATCATGATGGTGACGCACACGGCTGATTTATCCGTCGATTTCGGTCGTAAAGTGAGAAATATAGTCGACTCCGATGCGTTTAGGTCTGTTTTTCCTGACGTCACGCTCGCATCAGACTCCAAAAGCGCGGGCAGATGGAATACGAGTCAGGGAGGTGTGTACTACGCTGCGGGTGTTGGTGGCGCCATTGCAGGTCGCGGTGCGCACTTTCTCTGTATCGATAAAGATGCCCTGGTAATTACGCGGGAGCGCGGGCGGGTGCCTGCGGGTACCGTCCAGCCCGGCGAACACGTGTGGGCGTTTAGCGGGTTTAGCGTGGTGCAACGCAGGTTTGTCAACTACGCGGATGCCTTGGTACATGTTGACGGAGTTGTCATGACGTCTAACCATCCGGTGTGGACGTTCGACGCTGGATGGGTCGAAAGTGGGGCATTGACGACTCGTTCATTATTACATACAATTACGGTATGGTCGTACACTCGGCTGTATTCGGAGATTTTGTATGGACAAGCGCGTAAAGCATGGGGCGAGTCGTTCTCGGGTTTACAACGTGTGGGCTCTGATGCGCCAGCGGTGCAACAACCCGAACGCGGCGAACTATCGGTGGTACGGCGAGCGTGGCGTAAAGTGTTGCGACGCGTGGAAAAGCTTTGCGGTATTTTTGGACGATATGGGGTATCCCCCGTTCGAGAAAGCCAAGCTGGACCGCGTGGATTCCGATGGGGACTATTGCAAGTCAAACTGTCGTTGGGTGGACGACGTCGCGCAAGCACGGAACCGGCGCAACAACGTGATGCTGACAGCGTTCGGGAAAACGCAGTGCATGTCAGCCTGGGCCGAGGAAACGGGAATGACGGTGGACCAAGTGCGCCACCGAGTTCTACGGCTGGGGATGCCTCCGGAAGCGGCGTTTACGGCGGCACGGATGAGTTGGGTGCAGCGCCACGTTCGACGGACGAATTTGGATGGCTCCAACGCGCGGGCGTTTTCTTCATTAGCCGATGCCGCAAAAGGCTCGGGGGTGGTGAAGGGGTCGTTATGGGCGGCTTTGAAGCGCTCATCGCCAGTAGAGTTTTCGGGTTACTTGTGGGAGTACGCCGAGTAAAGACACTGGACCTGGCACCTGTGTCGTCAACTGAAGTAGTTAACTTCCAAGTAGCTGATAGTAATACGTATTATGTGGGTGGATTGATAACCCATAATTGTATCGACGATGCCGTCAACGAGCAAGATATACTTAACAGTAACATGGACGTGCTGGATAAAGCTTACGATTGGTATGCTTATGGCGCGCGTACTCGTTTGATGCCCAACGGCTGCGTAGCTATTGTAGGTACGCGCTGGGCGCAGAACGATCTGATCGGGCGCGTTGTGCAAGACATGGTGCGTAACCCCGACTCGGATCAGTGGGAAGTAGTTGAGTTTCCGGCAGTGTTTGAAAAAACGGAAGCTGACGGCACCCGGACGACGTCGTCGTTATGGCCGGAGCAGTGGAGTGTTGAGTCGCTATTGCGAACGAAGGCGTCGATGCCGCCGTTCCAGTGGAGCGCCCAGTACATGCAGTTGCCGACCTCGGCGGAAGCGGCGATCATCAAGCGGGAGTGGTGGCAGCCTTGGGAAGCGGATGAGCCCCCGACGTGCGACTACATTATCATGTCGTTGGATGCTGCCGCAGAGAAAACAACACGGTCAGACTTTACGGCGCTGACTACGTGGGGGGTGTTTACGCGCGATGGCGAGGACGGGTACCCTGTAAATCACATTATCTTGCTCAATTCGATCAAGGAGCGCTGGGAATTTCCGACGCTCAAGCGGCGGGCCTACGAGGAATACAACGAGTGGAAGCCAGACTGGTTCGTAGTTGAGAAGAAGTCTGCGGGTACGCAGTTGTACCAAGAGATGCGGGCAGCAGGTGTCCCTGTGCAAGAATTCACTCCACATCGCGGTTCAGGTGACAAGACGGCCCGTCTCAACTCTGTGTCTGATATATTTGCATCCGGTATGGTATGGTATCCTGCCGGTAGACGGTGGGCTGAAGAGGTTGTCGATGAGGTGTGCGGGTTCCCCGCGATGCCGAATGATGACCTGTGTGACTCTACCGTCATGGCGCTAATGCGGTTCCGCAACGGCGGGTTTATCCAACTACCGGGCGACCGCTGGGACGACGCTCCCTATAAGGCGCGGCGCGCTGCATACTACTGAGGAATAAACTATGGCGATGGAAAAAGGTCTTTACCAAGCCCCTATGGGCCTAGAAAACGCAGCGATGATGGGCGAGCCGCCGATCGAGATTGAGATCGAAGATCCGGAGTCCGTGCGCATCCAAGCGGGCGGGATGGAGCTTGAGTTAACCCCGGACGACGAGACGGGCGAGGATTTCGACGCTAACCTGGCGGAGTATCTGGACGAGAACGTTCTTGGCCGCATCAGCGAAGAGCTTCAGGAGTATTACAGCACGGACATCGGCTCCCGCAAGGAGTGGGAAGACACGTATCAGGAAGGCATTGACCTGCTCGGTCTCAAGATCGAGGAGCGTACGGAGCCGTGGGACGGAGCGTGTGGTGTTAGCCATCCGATCCTGGCAGAGGCGGTAGTCAAGTTCCAGTCCGAGACGATCATGGAGACGTTCCCGGCGAGTGGCCCTGTGAAGTGCAAAATCGTAGGCCGGGTGACCCGTGAGAAGGAAGAAGCGGCGGAGCGCGTTCGTGACGATATGAACTATTACCTGACGGAGAAGATGACCGACTACCGTCCGGAGCATGAGCGACTGCTGTGGAACCTGCCGATCGCGGGTTGCGCGTTGAAGAAGGTGTATCAGGACCCGTTCTTGAAGCGCCCTGTGGCGTTGTTTGTACCTGCTGAAGACTTCATCGTCCCCTACGGCGCTACGGACTTGTTGTCCGCGCCGCGTTACGCCCACCGCATGAAGAAGCCCAAGAACGAGATGCGCAAGCTGATGGTGGCCGGGTTCTACCGCGACGTGGAGCTGGGTGAGCCGACACAGGATACGGACGAGATCCGTAAGCGCAAAGATGACTATGCGGGCATGGATGCGGCTAAAGATGACCGTTTCACGCTGCTGGAGTACCACGTAGACCTCGATATTGAAGGCTACGAAGACACAGATAAGGATGGGGAGTACACGGGCATCGCGCTGCCCTACGTCGTACATATGGAGAAAGGCACCGGTAAGGTTCTGGCCGTTTACCGTAACTGGAAAGAGGACGACGACACCAAACAGAAGCGCATCCACTTCAGTAAGTACGGCTACATCCCCGGGTTCGGGTTTTACGACTTTGGTCTGATCCACCTCGTTGGTGGGTTCGCCAAGGGCGCTACTTCGTTGCTCCGCCAACTGGTGGACGCAGGCACATTGAGCAACCTCCCAGGGGGTTTGAAATCGCGGGGCCTACGCATTAAGGGCGACGATACGCCGATTGCTCCGGGTGAGTTCCGTGACGTCGATGTGCCGAGCGGAGCGATCAAGGAAAACATCATGACGCTGCCGTATAAAGAGCCGTCGATGGTGTTGTACCAGTTGCTTGAGAACATCGTGGCCGAAGGCCGTCGGTTCGCCGCTGTGGCTGACGTTAACGTAGCGGATATGCAGCCCAACGCTCCGGTAGGCTCTACGCTTGCTGTGCTCGAGCGCACGCTGAAGACTATGAGCGCGATCCAAGCGCGCGTCCATGCAGCGATGAAGCAGGAATTCAAAATCATCAAGACGATGGTGCAGGAGTACGCTCCGGCTGAGTACAGCTACGATGTGGATGCTCCGGAAGGCGCTAAGGCGAAGCAGTCGGACTACGACATTGTCGACATTATCCCGGTGTCAGACCCCAATGCGTCGACTATGTCGCAGCGTATCGCGCAGTATCAAGCGGTACTGCAACTGGCTCAGACCGCTCCGCAGTTGTATGACTTGCCGGTACTGCATCGTCAGATGGTGGAAGCCCTTGGGGTGCGCAACGCGGACAAACTGGTGCCCAACCAAGATGATATTAAGCCGATGGACCCGGTGTCCGAGAACATGGCGGTGATTAAGGGCGATCCGATCAAGGCGTTTATGTACCAAGACCACGAGGCGCATATCGCTACGCACATGGCGTTCGCGCAAGACCCGAAGATCCAGCAGATCATGCAGAACGATCCGGGGGCGCAAACCAAGATGGCGGCTGGATCGGCTCACATCGCGGAGCATGTGGCGTTCGCTTACCGGGCTGAGATCGAGAAGCAGCTTGGTGTGGCGCTGCCTCCGCCTGACGAGAAGCTGCCGGAGGATGTTGAGGTTGACCTGTCGCGTCTGACCGCGCAGGCTGCACAGCGCCTGTTGCAGAAGAATCAGGCCGAGGCTCAGCAACAGCAGGCGCAACAACAGATGCAAGATCCGATAGTCCAGATGCAGATGCAAGAGCTTCAGATCAAGCAGGGCGAGCTTCAGCGCAAGACGCAGAAAGACCAGATGGACCACGAGATCGAGAAACAACGGTTGATAATCGAGCTGGAGCGCATCGCGTCGTCTGAGAAAACTCAGGGCGCGCAGTTGGGAGCCCGGGTTGTTGACAGCGCGAACAAAGCGGTCTTGCAGCAAGAGAAACTGAGTGACGCCAAGAAGCTTGAAGGCTTCCGGGCTGGGATGACGGCCAGTAGGCCGCCGAAACCGACTCCGAACGTGGAGTAACGCATGATCGACCCATTCGTAGAGCACCTACGCAAAAGAATCAGGGAAGAAGCCGCATCTGTGTCAGACGTATTGACTACGGGCGGGGCTAAAACCTTTGATGAGTACCGTCATCTGACGGGCATCCTTCACGGGCTGGCTATCGTCGAACGTGAAATTAACGACCTTATGGACGCACTTAACAAGGAGTAATCATGTCTA